AAAAGACATCAATGTAACTATGGAAAATGGTATATTAACTATCGAATCTGTTAAAGATAAACAGGAACAAGAAGTAAAGGACAACGAAGGAGTATTGTTTAGAGGCATTTCTAAAAGATATTTTAAAAGAGACTTTACTGTTGCTGATGATGTAGAAGTTAATGGTGCTGAATTAAAAGACGGCCTGTTAACTATTTCATTAGAGAAGATAGTACCAGAATCTAAAAAAGCAAAGACTATTAATATTAAATAATTAATATCTATTGAAGGAGGCCGATATAAAATTCGGCCTTCTTTATAAAGGTTTTTCTAAAATATTTCTCAACAAAGGTCCAGTATTAATAAAGTTTCTATAAGTTCCACCTGTATATCTAGAATTTATAGAAAACAAAACTTCATCATCAATTAAATATTTTATTTGCTTTGTTATACCTGCACCACCGCCAGTCGTAACCTCAGCATTTATTTTTTTATTTTTAAAAGTATTAGAAACGTTTTGTAAATTTTTTATAAAATAAGTTCTAAGACCACTACCAATATCTACCACAGTTAATGTTTCGGCTTCTTTAGCACTAAAAGCAATAAAAAATTCTATGCCTTTTAAAAGTTGAGATATTCCTTTATTTGGTGCTTTTTTTAACTGTTCATAAACTATATCATATATTTTACCTTGTTTTTTTGCATCTGCTAAAACTTTAGTATTTTCTAATAATACGGAAGCATTTTTATCTATTTCAGATTTTTGAAATGTTGAAAGAGGTACTCCAAAATATTCAGTTAATCTATAAAAAGTTTTTGAATCAATACCTGTAATTTGACCTACTTGGTCTATATGATTTATCTTAACAGATAAATTTAAATTTAATTTAGTTTTTTTACCTGTTCCTGGACCAGACCAACCTTCATAGTATTGAGTTAATATATCAGCTTTAGTTTCTCCTTGACCCATTATACTTAAAGATACTATATCAATTCTATCTTTACGACCATTTGTATAAAAATATTCAGCATGTTCTTTGCAACTACTAGAATTTACATACTGTATAGCGTCATTAAAATATGGTGTTAAATCTTGTGGTATAGAAGTTGCCGAAGATAATTTATTTTCTAACCATCTAAAAGCTCCATCATTTAAAGAATAATAAACATAAACGGAATCCTCACCTATTTTTTTATTTTTATTGGGTGCTGTATATTCAAATGCTTTATTCACAGCTTTTGAACCTGCAGGAGGTTTAGCTCCTAAAATACTTTCAGCTTTTGAGTTTGATTTATTTTTAATAAAATCTTTTAAAAATTTAATAATATCAGACGCAGATACACTACCATCTCTTTTAATAGTAAATTTAGCTACAACAGCAGCTTGTAAAATACTTTCTGCCAAATAACCAAAAGGAATCTTTTCACCACTTTTCATAATATTACCTGCGGTAACTTCCCAATTAACTGTTTCTTTTAAATCTATTTTTGTTGATTTCAATCCATTTCTATATTCTATCAATGATAATGTTTTTTTATTTGCCATTGATTGCAATTTTTTAATTGTATTTGTATTTGTAATTGATGCTTTTAAATTATACAAAAGAGCTTCACCACCAGAATAAGATTTTATCAATGATATAGCTTTTCCTTTTTTTAATTCAGATATAGCGTAGTTTAAATAACCTTTAAAGCTTGTAACGCTTTGAGTATTATAGATAGGATTTGCCATTTGTATATATTTATATTGTTTTTTTATATTGTCAAGCTTGACTTTCTATTATACATGTGATACTTTAAAGTATATATTATGAAATTAAATTATCAAATTAAAGAAATTACAAGATTTGATGCAGTAGAGTTTATTCAAAAATTTCATTATTCACCAGTAATGCCTTCCATTACAAAACATTTTTTAGGATTTTTTGTAGATAATAATATCAAAGGTGTTATAACTTTAGGTTGGGGAACGCAACCAAGACAAACAATAAACAAATTATTTCCAGGTTTAGAATCAAAAGATTATTATGAAATAGGTAAAATGTGTATGGATGAAGATATGCCTAAAAATTCTGAAAGTCAAATGATATCTTGTGCAATCAAATGGTTAAAAAAGAATCATCCTACCGTTTCATTTCTTTATACAATGGCAGATGGCATAATGGGTAAATGTGGTTATGTTTATCAAGCATCTAATTTTTATTTTGGTGAAAAGTATTGGACTGATGTTTATTTAATGGAAAATGGTGAAAAATTACACCCTAGAAGTACTAAATCATTATTGGTAGAGAATGCTAAATTCTCTGGTAAAAAGAAACTATTTTAGTTTACCACCGATTATATGAAACATAAAGGAATTAAAAAAATAAAAGGTTATATGTTTAGATATATTTACCCTTTAAATGAAAAAGCAAAAAAATTAATGAAAACAGGCTCATCATTAAATTGGTCATTAAATTATCCTAAAGATAATAGTTTAGAATGGTTGGATGCCACAGACCCTAAAAATAAAATAAAGATTGAAAAACCTGCATTTACCTTTGAAAAAGCAAAATACAACTTAAAGAATATAAAACAACACGAGAATAAAAAATCTTTAGGTTCTTTAGATGAATTTTTAGCTTGACAAATGAAACAAACTATGGTAGATTAGGAATTGCGGACATATTATAAAAGTATTATTCTAACTTTCCAAGTTAGAGAAATTGGGGCAGTACCAATTGTCCGCTCCAAATTATGAAATACAATGAAGATAAAATCGTAAAAGAAATCTTGGATTATATTAAATCAACTTATGGCCAACATTATTCTACAGGCCGAGATGGTTTTCAAGTACAAGATTTATTTAAAACATTGAACATTGGAAAAGATTTTTGTCATGCAAACGCAATTAAGTATTTGTGTAGGTATGGTAAGAAGAACGGATATAATCGTGCTGACTTACTTAAGGCAGTACATTATGTTATATTATTATTAAACTATGATAAGGAGAACGTGAAATGAACCTAAGTACAGACACTCTATCTATTTTAAAGAATTTTAGTGAGATTAACAATAACATTCTTTTCAAACCAGGTAGCAAATTAAATACAATATCTGCTATGAAAAACGTATTAGCAGAAGCAACAATCACAGAAAAATTTGATAGCGAATTTGGTATCTATGATTTAACAGAATTTTTAAGAGCTGTAGAATTATTTGATAAACCTGCTATTAAAATTAATGGTGCAAACTACGCTTTAATTTCTGATGAGAAATCTAAACAAGCAATTAAATATTTTTTTGCTGACAAATCAGTATTAGTATCACCTCAAAAAGGTATTAATATGCCAGATAAAACTGTGTCATTTACATTGAAGAAAGATGACTTTGCTAAAATACAAAAGGCCGCTACAACATTAAATTTACCAGATATCGCAATTAAAGGTAATGGTAAAGCAATATCTTTTGTAGCAACAGATAAAAAGAACAAATCTTCAAATGATTATTCTTTAAATGTAGGCGAAACAGATAAGACATTTACAGCATATTTTAAAGCAGAAAATTTTAAAATAATTTCTGATGATTATGATGTTGCAATTTCTAAACAAAAGATTAGCCACTTTATAAACAGAAGTAAACCAGTACAATATTGGATAGCATTAGAACCTGATAGTGAATTTTAATAAAGGAGATTCACATGTCAGACTTTTTATGGGTCGAAAAATATCGACCTAAAAAGATACAAGATTGTATTTTATCGGAAGATTTAAAACAAACCTTTTTAGAGTTTGTTAAGAAAAAAGAGATACCTAATCTATTATTATCAGGTACAGCAGGCACAGGTAAAACTACTGTAGCTCGTGCTTTATGCGAAGAAATAGGTGCCGATTATATTATCATAAACGGTTCTGATGAAGGCCGTCAGATTGATACATTAAGAAATAAAATCAAAAACTTTGCATCCACAATATCTCTTACCAAAGATGCGAATCACAAAGTTGTTATTATAGACGAAGCAGATTACATGAACGCTGAGTCCGTTCAACCTGCATTAAGAAACTTTATAGAAACCTTCTTTAATAACTGTAGATTTATCTTTACCTGTAATTATAAGAATAAAATTATACCTGCATTACACAGTCGTTGTACAGTTATAGATTTTAGAATTGTTAATGGTCAAAAGGTAAAAACGGCCACACAATTATTAAATAGATTGTCTATCATATTAAAAGATGAAGGCATAGAATTTGATAAAAAGATATTAGCAGAAGTAATACAAAAATACTATCCAGATTTTAGAAGAACCATAAACGAATTACAAAGATATTCTGTACGTGGTAAAATAGACAGTGGTATTCTTTTTAGTTTATCAGAAGAAAACAATAAAGACCTTATTGTAAAATTAAAAGATAAAGACTTTAATGGTATGAGAAAATGGGTTATACAAAACCTAGACAAAGAACCAAGTGCTTTATTTACAAGTATCTATGATGTACTTTACGAACATTTAGAACCTAAATCAATACCTCAAGCAGTATTAATTATTGCTGGTTATCAATATAAGGCGGCCTTTGTTGCTGACCAAGAAATTAATATG